CATGTTGACGGGGTGCAACGGCAAAGAAGCCGTCGTAGCCGTCCAGACCCGCCGTCCGTACGGACTGAACAATTCGACTTTTGCTCGTTACCTTATCGATCAATACCCATGATCACGTACCTCACCGGCGACGCGACAGATCCCCAGCTCGAAGGAACCAAGATCATCGCCCACGTCTGCAACGACATCGGCGGTTGGGGCAGGGGATTCGTGTTGTCATTGTCACAGCGCTGGCCTGCTGCAGAAAAGAGCTACCGCAGCTGGTACCAGATGAACGGCGTCATGGGCCGTTCTGAGTTGACACCCTTCCGTTTGGGTCGAATGAAATTGGTCCGCGTCGCCAATGAGGTGTTCGTGGCCAACATGATCGCTCAACACGGCATCATGCCCGAAGCTGGCGTGCAGCCCATCCGCTACAGTGCGCTGGAAGACTGCCTCGCAGAGCTGAGGCTACACGCCAAGGACCTCAAGGCCAGCGTCCACATGCCGCGCATCGGCTGTGGCCTCGCCGGCGGTCGTTGGTCTGAGATCGAACCCATCATCGAACGACAGTTGTCCGACGTGCCCGTGCATGTTTATGACTTTCAAACGGGTGACGCCAGGACCATTCCCTGGACTCCATGAGCACGTTCATTCGCGAGGCGTACCTTCACATCGGTGAAGGCACTGGCGGCCCAGGTCGTCCGTGGAAGCCCGCGCTCGTCAATGGCTCAAAGGTTGAACCCCAGCGCAACAACTGGTCGTGCGGACCCATGGCCCTACGCTACTGCCTGCTGGCATACGGGCTCGATGTCGACGCTCGTCGCATCGCGCGGCTCGCGGGCTCGACCCGAGCTGGCACCAACGAGAGCCAGATGTCATGGGCGGCAGTGTGGCTCAAGTCGTCATTCAAGAATCACACCCGGAAGTCGCCGGACGCCATCAAGCGCCTCATCCTCGACAACCTGAAACGGGGGCGGCCGCTCATTGCCTGCGTGGAACAGTGGGCTCACTGGATTGCAGTACTGCACCACACTCGTCGAGGTTACCTCGTCTTCGATTCTTCACGCCCCGGACCGGTCATCCGGCTCAGGTCATGGAAGTGGCTTGAGCGCCAGCTGCGCTATACCAAGACCGAGGAGCGGCCCCTCTATGCAGTCGCCACCGTCGGTCGGCCTGTACAAGGCCGACGCAAGTGATTACTTACAGACCATGAGCACCCAACGCATGATCGTGTTCTGAATGCAAGGCGCCCTCTAAGGCGCGTGGACCTCCTCCACTGGACGTTGCCGAGTCAATCGTTCGAACGTTTCCAGTGTCAGAGTAAGAGGTTCATCATGTCATATCACATCGGTTTGCAGGTTCTCAGGGCGAAGGTTCGTGGTTTTCAGGCCACGGGCACCACGATTTCGGCGCGCATCAGTAAGGCCCAGCGCGAGCGGAAGAACAGGCTGTGGGATGCCAAGCGTAGCTTGGGCAATCACGCACGTCTTCATTTGATTGCATATGGGCTGCTGCGCGGTGTACCGTACGAGAAGATCGAACGATGCGCACCGCAAAACAAGCCCGACCCGCAAAGGGTCCTCGACATCATGTTGGCTCACGCCGACTGGCAACAGAAGCGCGGCCTCGACCTCGAAAAGGTGAAGGTACTGCTGACGCCGAGCTCGTCCGAGGCATCCTCGCAGCCAACCAGCGACTCGCCAGCAACCCCGTCCCAAGAACAGACTCCTCAGTCTACCTTGGGAAAGGCCGTCGGGACCGTCCGAAGGCTGCTCGAAAAAAGGGCGTGAGGCGGACCATGGCAACCATCAAGATGGGCGACAAGCTCTTCCTGGTGACCCGTCGGGACATCGCCCCGGGCTACCAGGCCGTCCAGTCGTGCCATGCCATCAGGCAGTTCACTGCCGAACATCCGGATCGTGATGCTGAGTGGTTCAAGTCTTCGAACTACCTTGCGCTGCTCAGCGTCGCGAATGAGACGGAGCTGATGCGCTTGTTGGTTGCCGCTGCGGACGCCGGGCTTCGTTGCTCGGCCTTCCGCGAACCCGACGTGGGAGGCGCCATCACCGCCATCGCCATCGAGCCTCATCCCAAGGCCGCGGAGCTGTGCAGGGGATTGCCCCTTGCATTGAAGGAGCTAGCATAACATGCACGTCTTTGGACTCACGGGCGGAATTGCGTCGGGCAAGAGCACCGTCAGCCGCCTGTGGGCCCACTCCGGCCTGCCTGTTGTCGACGCCGACAAGATTTCACGCCTGGTCGTCGAGCCCAATACTCCTGGTCACACCGCTGTCATCGAAGCCTTTGGCATGGGCGTCTGTCAGGCCAACGGCGAGCTCGATCGCAAGGTCCTGGGTCGCATCGTCTTTGCCGATGCAGAGCAACGTAAGGTCCTCAATGCCATCGTCCACCCGCGCATTGCGTTGATGACACAATCGATCCTTGACGAGTATCGGGCTCGTGGTGATCAGCTGGTCTGTTACGACGCACCCCTTCTCTTCGAGAACAAGTTGGAAGACAACTTTCGGCCCGTTGTCGTCGTCACCTGTCCTCCCGAGGTTCAACTGGGGCGCATCATGGAACGCGACAAGTTGACCAGGGACGAAGCCATGGCTCGCATCATGGCGCAGATGCCGACCTCCCGCAAAGCATCAGCCGCAGACATCGTCATTCGCAATGATGACGACCTGCCAACCCTCGTTTCCAGGGCCCGTTGGGCATTGGAGGAAGTACGTAAGAGAACGGTCCCGTAGCTCAGCGGCAGAGCGTCCGGATTTCAACCCGTGAGGTCGTGGGTTCAACTCCCACCGGGATCACCAAGCTTCCATAGCCTAGAGGCCAGGCAGCCCGATTTCAACCGGAGCTAACGCGGGTTCGAATCCTGCTGGAAGCGCTCATGAAGATCTACACGTGTGAAGGTTGTGGCAAGCACGTCGAGGACGACGAGTTCGTGGGTCCGCTGGAATACGGTGAAGAGCCCAAGGTCATCCTCGCCGACTATCCGAACATGGACCCAGGCACTGCCGACTTCATTCGCAGGCTCAGCGCAGATCGTGGTGAAGTTACTGAACCGGTGAAGAAGTATCACCGCACCTTCGTCTGGACGAGGGGCTACGGTTGTGCGTGTTGTGGGGGTCACAAGCCTACGTTGTGCGGGCCGCTTCACGAGGAAACTCAAGAAGAGTACTACGTACGAATGGCCTCTAACGGGTGAACTGCGCAGTTTGAAGGAAGTACGATGGGTCGGTGGCACCACCCAACTTCCTTGACTTGCCCACCGGCAAGCCTCACGTTTCCTTCTCCGAGATTCGAGATTGGAAGGAATGCTCCTTCAGGCACAAGCTGAAATACGTCCTGAAGATCGATCTCGGTAAACCCGGTCCCCTCCTCGACTTCGGTACCGCGGTCCACGCCGCGTGTCAGAAGTTCTTGGAGACTCGCGTCATGGACGCGACCGTCGCTACTGACATGCTGACGAAGATCTGGGAGAAGAACAAGGGCCTCGAGGGGTTCGAACCCAAGGTCCTCCCGCAGTTCATCAAGGAAGCTACTGAAATTCTCGCCGATGTTCCGGCATGGATGGATGAGACTTTTCCCGACTGGGAATACATCGACGCGGAACACGCCTTGTATGAAGCCATTGAAGGTCAGCCACACGCCTTCAAAGGGTTCATCGACGGCATCATCCGTTGCACTGGCGCCCGAGGCAAGAAGGTCATCTGGTTGATCGACTGGAAGACTACATCGTGGGGTTGGTCGGCGCAGAAGAAGTCAGACGACCTCGTCAGGGCCCAATTGGTGCTCTACAAGAACTTTTGGTCGGTCAAGACAGGTACCGACCCCAAGGACGTCAGGTGCGGTTTCGTCCTCCTGAAGCGTTCTGCAAAGCCCGGCAAGCACTGTGAACTGATCACCACCTCAGTAGGAGAGGTGACCACGGGTCGGTCGCTCAAGGTCATCAACAACATGGTGTCTAGCGTCAAGCGTGGAATTGCACTGAAGGATCGCTCGTCATGCACCTTCTGTGACTACCGCAACACTCCTCACTGCACGTGAGAGGAGATCAGGTTACATCCCGAGTCGTCAGGATACGATAGAGCGAGATATCCACATGGCAGAGAAAAAGAAGGTCTTGATGTTGTGCGATCACCCGCTGTCGACCAGCGGCGTGGGCACGCAGGCCAGATGGTTGATCAATGGACTGTTGGCGACGGGGAAGTATACGTTCCGCGTCTTCGGCGGGGCGGTCAAACACGACAACTACGAAACGATCGTCGTCAACCCAGACTTCGTCATCAAACCGACGAACGGGTTCGGTGACAGGAACATGCTGCGCCAAGTCCTGGCCCAAGAGAAGCCGGACGTACTGTTGCTGTTCACCGACCCCAGGTTCTTCATCTGGGTCTGGGAAATGGAAGACGAGGTCCACCAAGTCTGTCCCATCGCCTACAACCACCTCTGGGACAATCCTCCTTGGCCGGAGTTCAATCGGGTCCTCTACGAATCAACGGACCTCATCAATTGCATCAACTGGCCCACCTACTCGATGATCCACGAGCGGTTTCCGGAGAAGACCAACTACATCCCCCACGCGGTGCCCAAGAACGTCTTCTTCCCGTTGCCTGAAGCGGAACGCCTCAGGTTGAAGCAGAACATTCTGGGTAAGGACAGGATGGACCACTACACCATCTGCTTCGTCAGTCGCAACGCCCGCCGCAAGATGCCCAGTGACATCATCGTCTCCTTCAAGCAATTCTTGACTGAACTGGAGGCGAAGCACGGTCACCGCAAAGCAACGCTGGTGATGCACACCGATCCAATGGACCCGGAGGGACCTAACCTCCACCACGTCCTCGACATGCTGCACCTTCATGAAAACGTCGTCTTTTCGAAGGACCGCATCGGCTTTCCCGAGATGAACGCGCTCTACAACATCGTCGACACTGTCGTCAACCGATCGTGCAACGAAGGCTTCGGTCTCGGCACCCTGGAAGCGATGATGTCAGGCAAGCCCATCATCGCCCTCAAGACAGGTGGCCTGACGCGCCAGGTCGAAGACATGGAGACGGGTGAGCAGTACGGCATCGCATTGGACCCAGAGGTCAGGTCCCTCGTCGGCAATCAGATGGTTCCTTACATCTATGAGGACTTCGTCTCACATGAGACGCTTGCCAAGGCGTTCATGACGATGTATGAGTGGGGACCTGAAAAGCGAGCCGAGGTCGGCAAGCGGGCGCTGGCTCACGCGCTCAAGGACTACGACGTGGAGAGGTTGATCGCCGACTGGGATCGAACCTTGACTGAACTGCTTTCGAAGCAATCGACCGCACGTCGCTGGGAGAAGATCGAACTATGAAAACCGTCATCCTCCGAGGACCCGTCCTCACTCAGTCCGGGTATGGCGTTCACAGTCGTCAGGTTGCGCGTTGGTTGCTGCAGCGCCCGGACGTCGATGTCAAGTTCATGGCGATGCCCTGGGGTGACACTCCGTGGTTCCTCAACGGCGACGCATGTGACGGGTTGATCGGCGAGATCATGAAGCGGACGGTGCAGCCCAACGCCAAAGCTGACGTCTCCTTCCAGTTGCAACTACCCAATGAATGGGACCCAAAGATCGCCCTCAAAAACGTGGGCATCACCGCCTCGGTTGAGACCGACAAGTGCAATCCGCAATGGATCGAGGCATGCAATGCAATGTCCAGCGTCATCGTCCCCTCGCTGCACGCCAAGGCGTCGTTGACCAACACGGGGAACGTCACTCGACCTCTCATCGTCGTGCCGGAGTCGTACTGTGATGCGATTCGCTCACCTGAATTGCCGACGCTGCCTGAGTTTTCGACCTCCTTCAACTTCTTGGTCTTCGGTCAAATCACAGGCAACAACCCCCACAATGACCGGAAGAACACCTTCTTCACGCTGAAGTGGTTGTGTGAGGTGTTCAAGAACAATCCTGACGTGGGCATCGTCATCAAGACCAACGCTGGCCGCAACTCTCGCATCGATCGCAACATGGTCAAGGGCATGTTGGGTAGCTTGCTGAAGGAAGTTCGCAAGGGCCCGTATCCCAAGGTTCACCTGTTGCACGGCGACATGTCGGAACCCGAAGTTGCAGCGCTGTATCGCCATCCTCAGGTGAAGGCGCTCGTCGCCTTGACTCGAGGCGAAGGTTACGGCCTGCCCATCCTGGAAGCTGCGGCCAGCGGCCTGCCCATCATTGCGACGGGTTGGTCGGGTCACATGGACTTCCTCAAACATGGCAAGTTCATCAGCATCTACTACCAACTCAACGAGGTACACCCATCCCGAATCGACAACAAAATCTTCATGAAAGGCACTCGGTGGGCTGATCCGTCGGAGGAGGACTTCAAGAAACGAGTCCTCAAGTTCCACGGCAGTCACACCATTCCGAAGCAGTGGGCGACGGAGCTACAACAGAAGGTACTAGAACTCTACAGCCTCGAGAAAATCTGTGAGGCATACAACGCGGCTACGCGAGAGGTCCTATGATTACATGGGTCCTCGGTGCGCTAGCGTTGATTTTCTTGGTCCTATTCGCCATCAGCGCACGACGCAACCTCCAGCTCATTGACAAGCTCGATGAAGTAGGAGATCAGGTCGACGAATCGCTGGAGGTGTTGAACGAGTGTTACGGCCGCATCGCAAGAACGGCCGACACTCCGGTAATGTCAGATGAACCTCTCATCAGGGAACTGATGAATGACATCCGACTTGCTCGCGACGCCGTGCTGCTCGTTGCTAACAAGCTCGTCTCCTTCGATCAGGAAGAAGACGACAGCAAGGAGTAGAATGGCAATTCGTAGAAAGACCAAGAAGGCAGCGCCAGTCGCCGCGCCCGGGCCCGCACCCGGCACGACAACAGAGGCCGCGCCGCCTGAACTGACGCCCGAAGAGAAAGAAAAGGCGCGTCAGATGCGGATGTACTTCAACGCCAATACGCAGGCCGCCATTGTCGCCTACCAGAAGGCGGCCGGACCTGAGCCGGAAAAGAAGAAGGAGCGCGACCGTCTCTATGTCAAAGAGATCATGCCTGCCTTCGAGAAGCTGGTGGAGAACCTCATCAACATCCACAAGTTCACCAGCCTCCACGACACCTACGACGACCTGAAGAATGACTGCGTCAACTTCCTGTTCGAGACGATCGGAAAGTTCGACTCGACCCGAGGCACCAACGCCTTCTCATACTTCAACGTCGTCGCCAAGAACTGGCTCATCATCCGAACCAAGCAGAAGACCCAACGCATCCGGCGCAGCGTCAGCCTGGACGACCCGGATGCTCTGTCAATCAATGAACACAGGATCGTGGAGGATCACTGCACGATTCCTGCCCAGGACGTCATCCTAGAGAACGAATCCACGGCTGCGGGAATCGTCAAGCTCCTATATGAGATCCGAGGTAAGGTGAAGACCGAGAACGAGCTCGCTTGTATCAACTCGATCATCACCATCTTCGAGAACATCGACGACATCGACCTGCTCAACAAATCAGCCATCCTCCTGTACATGAGGGAGCTTTCGGGCCTCAGCCCGAAGCAGCTGACGACGACGATGCAGACGGTGAAGAAGCACTATAGGAGACTGAAAATTGACCCAAAGTTCCGCCTCTTCTAAGCTGGCCGAGGTCACCGATCGAGGTGTCGAGGAGAAGATCCGTGACTTCAGCGGCCTTCTCGACCAGATCGAGTCGTTGACCGACAAGAAGAAACAGCTCTGGAAGGAGATCTACGAAAACGCCATCTCGGACCGGCAGAACGCCTACGTGATGTTCTCCGAGCTCGTCAAGATCGTTAAGGACAAGAGCACCGAGCACGCGATCCACGGCAAGACCATCGCTACCTACATCGAGCGCATGAGCCGTGCCAACGACCAGCTCATCAAGCTCGCGGACCTCATTGCTTCAGCCGAACGCACCAGCGAGAACATTGACCCTGAAGAGATGTTCAAGCGCATCAATGAGAAGTGAGTCATGACGTCGCCCTACGATAGGAACAAGCTGACGGGCGACATCGCGCAAGGCGATGCGGAATACGTCCTCGGTGCCAAGAGCAAGTCAGGCCAGCACATTGGCGGCACTGGTGCGCCCGTCTTCGTCCGCATCGTGGTGCTTGAGGTCATTTCTGACCCGTCGATCATTGACGACGCCAAGCTAGCGGTGTGGGAACACGACTGGCAGGTTGCCAACCCGGAGTACCTCGCCGCCGCGCCGCGCAACTCCATCATCGGCCGCCGCGTCATGGGTAACGGAGCCAGCGCCTCCGAGAAGGTGATGGTGTTTTTTCCCTTCTTCCCGCCCCATATCTCTCTGCCTTCCAAGCCGGGCGAACACCTCTGGGCCCTATTCGAGAACCCGGATGCTAAGGTCAATGACATCGGCTACTGGATCTGCCGCATCGTTGACCCAAACTTCGTAGAAGACGTCAACTACACACACTCCAATCGTCAGTTTGACAAGTCATTCAAACCCGGCACCAAGGTCAAGGCCGAAGGCCAAGAAGACCCCAAGTACGAGTTTCCCAACGGCGCCGTCGATGAAAAAGATGGCGACCGCTACGTTGTCGGCGACACGGTGACTGCCATCCCGCCCGGCGAAGTGTTCGACATCGAGAAGCTCTATGAGCAGGTGTTGAAGGACACTGATGGCGGCAAGATGATGAAGTACGAGTCGGTGCCGCGCTATCGCAAGCGGCCCGGCGACGTGGCGTTCGAAGGCACGAACAACACGCTCATCGTCCTTGGCACCGACCGCGTCGGACCCGTCGCTGACTACGATGACGACCCCGACAAAGGCAAGATTCCCAAGGCGCACAAGGACGACGTAGCCGACGAAATTGGAACGGGTGCCATCGACATCGTCGCTGGTCGAGGCCAGACCAAGGACACTGGTGGCACTCCCGTCGAGAACAAGATCGGCAAGAAGGAGCTCGGCAAATCGCGGAAAGAGCTGGCGGAGAAGGAGGGCGACCCCGACTTCAAGACCGACAGGTCTCGCATCCTCGTCGCGATGAAGACGACGCCTGACAAGAACTTCAAGATCGACAAGGCGGTCGCAAAGCACGCGTCAAAGACTCCCATCAAGGATGCGTCCCCGGGCGGCGGCGCCATCGTCATCAAGTCCGACAAGCTTCGCTTGATCGCCCGCCAGGACGTCGTCATCTTGGTGACCGGCGCCAAGGACAGTGACAAGGACTCGAACGGCAACATCAAGGACCCAGACGTTGACCCCGACAAGTGTGCGTCGGTCATCATCCGAGCCAACGGTGACATCATCTTCACACCTTCCAAAGCGGGTGTCGTCAAGCTGGGCGGCGACGATGCCGACAAGGCGGTGTTGTGTACCAAGGTCAACAACCAGGGAGCCGGCGGTACCGTAACCGCTTCACCCATCGTTGACACCATGGCCGGCGCGCAGGGTGGCGCCGACGGCCTCAATGGCACCTTCGCCACCAAGGTCTTGATGAAGTAACATGGGCAACCCATACGGCAAAATCCTGACAGGCGCAGGCCTGATTCAAGGTGGCAAACTGACGAAGGCCGCCAAGGACAAGTACGTCGATGAGGTGTTGGGCCTGCTGGTGACGGGCAACGCTGACGGCAAAGGCGGTTCACCATCGACCAAGATCTTCAATTCACTGTTCCCGCTGCCTCCCATTCCTGGACCCGTCATCCCAAACGTGACAACGTTGCAGGCTGAGCCCGTCTTCTGGTTCGGTCCTGATCCTATCGCTGCGCTGATGGCGACCCAGCTCAAGGATCCGAAGAACAACCCGTTCTGGCACAAGATCTGGCCCGACCTGATCTACGAGAAGACTGCTGTGGCGCTGGACGCCAACGGGTCGACTCCTCTGTTTCCCATCATGGACTTCTCGGCGGTCTTTGACATCGACCTGCCGTTCCCCATCACCATTCCAGACCTGGCACTCAAGCTCAACATCATGCCGCCACCCAAGCTGTTGTTGAAGCTGGCTGACCTTGGCATCGAGCTGAAGATTCCGGTGCCTCCCATCCCACCGATTCCGCCTGACTTTGGCTTCCCCGACTTCAGCCTGCCTGGCATTCCGTACCCAGGTCTGCCGTCGCTCGCGCTGCCTGACCTCGCGCTCGGCCTCATCAAGTTGCCGTTCGACCTCATCCTCAAGCTCGTCGCACCGCCTGACCTGGGACTGGTCCTGGACCTGCCGGGACTGCCCCTGAAAATCTTGGAGCTCGCTTTCAAGATCGTTCTTGACTTGTTGGGTCTCCTCATTGTACCCAAGATCTTCGTTGCATCATTGTTGATCTACGTCAAGAATGTGGTCGCAATGGTCTGCACCGACCTCGTCGGCATGCTCGTGGGTGCAGGCGGCAGCTTGACCAAGCTCATCGCCAAGCTGACCGGTTTGATCTGAGCCTACTTACCGTCGATGGGCTCCTTCACTTTCAAGAGCGTAGGCAAGACACAGGAGCAGAAGAAGGTCGAGGCTCTCGTCCAATCTGCGACGCCTGTGGGGATCAAGACCCCACTACGCCTTGGGACATCAGAGGGTTTGCTCGGCATGACTTTCAACCTCGCCGATCAGATCCACGACAACCTGCGCAACTTGCTCTTGACGAACTGGGGTGAGAGGTTGGGCTTCTATGACTTCGGCGCCAACCTGCGTCCACTGACGACAGAGTTCGTGTCGCAGGACGACTTTGACTCAAAGGCCATCGACCGCATCAAGGCGGCGGTAGGTCGCTGGATGCCCTTCGTCGACCTCGAAGATTTTACGTCTGTCGTCGACAGGACCGAAAATAAGAACACGGGCATCATCCGCATCACTATCACCTACAACATCCCCGCGCTCAACGTCAAGCTGAAGAAGCTGCAGGTTAGCCTGTACGTGCTATGAACCGGGTCCGTACTTAAGGCGAACGAGACATGGCAATCAACCGCGACGACCTCAAAGCAGTCAGGCAGCGAAAGTTCCTCGCCAGGGACTTCGACTCGTTGCGCGCGCTCCTCCTCGAGTACGCTAGGCTGTACTACCCGGACAGGATCCGCGACTTCTCGGAATCGAGCCTCGGTGGTCTGTTCCTTGACTTCGCCGCGTACGTAGGCGACAACCTATCGTTCTACCTCGACCACCAGTACGGTGAACTCAGTCCTGAGACTGCGGTTGAAAATGCAAACATCGAGCGCCAACTGCGCTCGGCAGGTGTCCCCATCGTGGGCTCGGCACCGGCCATCGTGCCCGTGACCATCTACATCCAGGTGCCCGCGGAACGGGTGTCCAACGTCATGAGCCCGTCTCCTTCGGCGATCCCGACGGTCCAGGCCGGCAGCGTCTTTGGAGCCGACAACGGCGTTGAGTTCATCCTCCTCGAGGACGTCAACTTCAGCCGCAAGCGCTCCGACGGCAGGTACGTTGCTGACGTCAAGGTGGGTGAAAAGGCAACCAACGGCACCGCCAAGACGTTCTTCATGGCTGCTAGCGGTCTCTGTATCTCGGGCAAGGAAGTCACCGAGACGGTCAACGTGGGCAAGAACTTCGTCCCCTTCCGTAAGATCACGTTGACAAACTCCAACGTGTCCGAGATCGTGTCGATCAATGATGGCCTGGGCAACATCTACTACCAGGTCAGCGCTCTGGCTCACGACGTCGTCTACCGCAACGTGCTGAACACCGCCAAGGACAACGACCTGGTCAAGGATGCCATCAAGGTCATCCCGGCACCCTTTCGCTACGTCGCTAACGCCGACTTGGCAAGCCGTAAGATGACGCTGACATTCGGCGGCGGCAACGCTGACACACTAGAGGATGACGTCATCCCCGACCCGTCGGACTTCGCCATCGCCTTCCCGTACTCCAAGACGTTTTCCCGAATTCCCGTCAATCCGCAGCAGTTGCTGCAGACCAAGACCCTGGGCGTCGCTGCAGCTGACACCACGTTGACGATCACCTACCGTTACGGTGGTGGCCTCAATCACAACGTCCCCGCTGACAACATCAAGTCAGTCAAGCTGCTGAAGATCTTCTTCCCAAGCAGCCCGACCAACGCTGTCGCAGCGCAGGTCAAGGGTAGCCTTGAGGTGTCCAACAAGATTCAGGCGGCCGGCGGCGAAGATGCTCCGACGTCCGACGACTTGAAGGCGCTGGTACCGTCGATCCGCAACTCTCAGGAGCGCATCGTTTCACGTGAGGACCTCTTGGCCCGCGTCTACACGATGCCCTCAAACTTCGGTCGGTGCTTCCGAGCCGCCATCAGGTCGAACCCCAACAACCCACTGGCGACGCAGCTGTTCATCATCTCACGTAACAGCGAGTCCAAGTTGATCGTCTCACCGGACACGTTGAAGCAGAACCTGAGGCAGTACCTCAACCCGTACCGCATGATCTCGGACGCGGTCGACGTGTTGGACGCTCGCGTCGTCAATTTGACCTTCTCGTTCGACGTGGTCATCGACCCCGCGTTGAACCGGAACATCGTCCTCCAGAACGCCCTGACGAAGTTGGTCACCTTCTTCAACATCAAGAACTTCCACATCGACCAACCCATCGTCCTGTCGGACGTCGTCAACAACATCTTCTCTACGCCGGGCATCATGTCGATCACGCAGACGCGGTTCGACTCAGTTGTCGGCAAGTCGAACAACCGTCAGTACAGCAACGTCACTTTTGACGTCCATTCAAACACCCGGCGAGGCATCCTAGTGCCACCGCCTGGAGGCATCTTCGAGGTGCGCTACCCAGAGTTCGACATCGTCGGAAAGGCGTCGATCTGACATGTACAAGGTCCTACGCGTTGACAAGGATGCCTACATCACCGATCGGGTCATTAAGACCGTTCGAGCGTACACGTCCAACGTGGGTGACGCCGGATCGCTGGACCTGTTCAAGCTCTACGGCATCACCTCGTCGGGCAGCAATCCCAATGTCGAGCTGAGCCGGTTGTTGGTCCACTTCGACCTGCAGCCTCTCCGCGACCTGGTCACCGCCGGTCGCCTCGACCCGGGACACCCAAGCTTCAACTGCACGTTGAAGCTGTTCGACGTCTACGGTGGACAGCCCACCCCTCGTAATTTCACCGTCGCCGTGCACCCTCTCTCCAGGTCATTCGACGAGGGCCTCGGACGTGACGTGGTATACTACGCTGACCATGATGTCTGTAATTTTCTGACGGGGTCGAGGGCCCAAGGGCCGTGGTTGTTGTCAGGTTGTGCCGAAGGCGGAGGTCTGCCGGGCACCGTTGACTACGTCACTGCATCGACGAATGTTGCAGGTGGAGCGTCACTGAAGTCATCGCAGCTCTTCGCAACTGGTGAGGAAGACCTTGAAGTCGACGTAACGTTGGCGGTTTCGGCCACGTTGGCGGGTCTGCTGCCCGACGAAGGCTTCCGGATCGCCTATGATGCGACCCACGAGAACGACAATCGGACCTACTTCGTCAAGCGGTTCGCGTCCCACACCGCATACAACGAGGCCAAGCACCCAAGGCTCATCGTCAAGTACGACGATTCGATTCAGGACGACACCCTCGACCTCAACCTCGACTCGCCCAGCACGCTGTTCCTGTACAACTACGCTCGCCACGCGCCGGCCAACTTGACGTCAGGATCAGCGTTGACCCCTATCACGGGTCCTGATTGCCTGATCCTGAAGCTAGTGACTGAGGTGTCGGGTGGAACTTACGCGCTGATCTTCACGGGCTCCCAACACCGCAGCGGCATCAACTTCGTCAAGGGCGTCTATTCAGCGTCGTTCACACTGCCGTCGACTGACCCAGTCTTCAACGCCAAACTGGCACAATCATCATCGATCAAGCTGACACCCGTCTGGGGATCACTGGATGGCACGGTGACCTACGTGACAGGCTCAGCCATCCGAGCATATCCCGCGCTCAGGGGTGGTGCCTCTCTCGACCCACAGCGGTTCGTTGTCAGCCTCATCGGCCTGCGCGACACTCACCTCCGCACCGAGGACACGGTGCTGCGAATTCACATCTTCGACCACACTTCACCGATGGTCATCGTGGGCAAGGTGCCAGTCGAAATGCCGGGCATCGTCGTCCGAGACGTCCACTACCAGGTCCGAGACCTGTCGACCAACGAAGTCGAGATTCCGTTCGACACGGTGAAAAACTCCACTCGAGCGTCCAGTGATGCACAAGGCATGTACTTCAGGCTCGACATGTCCAACTTGACGCCGGATCGACTGTACGTCATCGACGTTCTCATTGAGACCGGCAACAACCAACAGGTGTACCAGGCTGCGTCGCCAGCGTTCAGGGTGTCCTGATCTATCGTAAAATCGATAGGTAGACCTGAGCACTCATGGCGACGAAGAAGCCCTCACCTTACGTCCCGTCATTCCTGAAGGCGGCGCTGTCTGGCAGCCGACCGCTGCAGCTGACGTTCAGTCAGGTGTCGGACACGAACATCCTGAGCACGTCGTCATTCATCTACGATGCTCCTGACGCACCGCTAAAGTCAACGCAGCAGCTCAACGTCGACTGGTCTAAGTTCGAGAACCACACCTTCTTCAACAGCGCCGAAGCCAAGGTCAACCTGGCCTTCGAACAGGTCATCAACGGCTTTCCGTTCGACGGCACCCGCAATGAGGTCGAGTCGTTCTTTGAGAAGATGACGGGCTATGACCGGTGGGTCTTCGACCAGTTCCCCAAGTTTCACGGCCAACTTCACTTCTCAGGCAGCCAAGTCGGTGAAACAGCGCTGACCGCCGGCACCTACGTCGTCACCAAGGACACTGCCGGCGCACTGTTCCCCGAGCTGTCAAAGACGGCACACGGTGGTTCAGTCCTCAACCCCAAGGGTACCTCACTCAGCGTTGAGCTGGAGCTGTACCTGCCGGCCACGGCCACGTTGGGCACGCAAGTCGTCTTTCAGAAGATGTCCGGCAGCACTCAAGGCTTTTCCTTGTACCTGCTGCCAACTTCCAGCCTGACGCAGGTTGAGGCACGCTTCAGCGTGGTCTCAGGAAACTTCTCGATGACGGTGCCTTGCATCCTCGACAAGGGACGCTTCAATCACATCTGCACCACGTGGAACCGCGAGACGGGAGTCCACTACCTGGAGTTCTTCAAGGCCTCTGAGTCCAACGCCGTCTCGCGTTCACGCTATGTCATTGGTGACCTGGACATCGATGGCTCCGAGTTCATCATCGGCAGTGGCACCGCAATCACAGTCGACGGTGCAACCGTCACACCGCTGCAGACGTTGTCAGGAACCATTGATGAATTCCGTCTGTTTCACGAGGCGCGGTCAGCATCTCAACAGGAAGCATACGCTCCCAAGGCCATTTTCACCACTGATTCGTTGAAGCTGTACTACAAGTTCAATGAGCCCCCGACGCAATTGACGCTGAGCCCGACGGACACGACCAATGCCATCGTCATCGACAGCTCGGGCAACTCACTGCACTCTCTGATCAGCAATTACTTCCAGTTCGTCGATGTGGCGACCAATGGTACCATCACCGGCTCAAAACTGCGGCAGGACGCATCCGAAGACCCGACAAGCCAAGTCATCTTCGAGAAGGAAGAGAGCTGCCCAGTTCTGTTCCCGGCTCACCCCGACGTCCTCGCCCTCAACACCGAACTGTTGAGCAGCGCGTCCGAATACGACAAGGCAAATCCCAACCTGATCACTCGCCTGATCCCTCAGCACTACCTGCTAGAAGGTGGCGCTTACGAAGGCTTTGGTGAGCCTGAAGGCGAAACGGGCGCGCCCTACGCGGGCGACGGCATCCCCGGTCAAGGCAAGATGGGCAGCATCCAACTGATGTTGTCGCTGCTCTACATCTGGGCACGCTTCTTCGATGAGATGAAGCTTTACGTTGACGCATTCAGCTTGATGCGAACGGTCGATTATGACCGCAACATCAGCATGCCCAACAACTTCTTGCGAGACCTGATCACGCAGTACGGTTTCCACCTGCCTCCGCTGTTCAACGATGCGACACTAGAGCAGTACCTGCGCGCTGAGAACATCGATCCAGAGATCAGCTCATCTGAGACTCCGTTGAAGTTCGTCCAGCATGAGCTGATGCGCCGGGTGCTCATCAACCTGCCTGATGTCATCAAGTCAAAGGGCACCCAACACAGCATCAAGGCCTTCCTCCGAGCCATCGGCATCGATCCTGAGAACAGTGTTCGCATTCGTGAGTATGGTGGTCCGACTGAACGCGTCCTGACCTACAGCCGCGAATCCAAGCGCGAGGTCGGCACCATGGTCGAGTTCATCAGCTCGTCCCTGGCAGTGTCGCCATACCTGTCAGCATCCCGTGTCGAAGTTGGTTTCCCATACCCAGCGGGAACCTTCGTCCAGAAAGAGACGTACCATCCACACGGCATCAGCAACAACCCCAACGACGGCCTGCTGACGTCGGGTTCCTGGACGGTTGAGACCATCGTTCGCTACCCCAAGACGTCGATCAAGGCTATGACCTCAGCGACGCAGAGCCTCGCCCGCCTGTGCACCACGGGCTCGGCCGGCACCGAGCTGATCGCCAACCTGTTGGCAGTGTCATCGTCAGTGTCTCCCAAATTGATGCTCTACGCTCGTCCAGGCACGGGCACCTCGTCGCCGACCCTGGTGATGCAGATGGAGGTACCTGACTACGCCATCTTTGACGGTGAACACTGGAACGTGTCGTTCGGTTGTGAACGCAACGACTCCATCGGTTCACAGGTGTCGTCGTCGTACTTCCTCAGGATCGGCAACCAGCAGCAGGGCGAAATCTCGTATCTGAAGATGTCATCATCGTTCTTCCTGGAAGCGACGGGTTCCGCTGTCAACGTCCTCCGACAGATGACGGGCTCGGCAAATGCCTCGGGCACCTTCGTCGCCGTGGGCATGAATCAATCTCTGTTGTCAGGCACTGGAGGTACCTTCACACACCTGAACAATATTCTGGCCGCCGATCAGGAGGCACGAGTGACGGACTTCCAGGGTTGGATGTCGAACCTCAGGTTCTGGTCCAAGGCCTTGTCGGAAGACGAGTGGAAGGAACACATTCGCAACTACCGGTCGCTCGGCGTCGAAGACCCGTTGACGAACTACAACTTCACCACGACCAACTCGGGTTCATTCGAACGCGTCCGCATGGATTCGATGTCCAAGCAAGAGACCCGCCGCGCCAACGCTACCGCAAGCCTCGGTCCCCTGGGCAGCATCACCTTCTTGGACTTCAGCCTCAACGGCAATCACATGACGGGTTCTGGGTTCCCACAGGACAAGGACTGCGTGCGGGGCGAGCTGTTCGAGCTCACCTACCTGTCTCCCTACTTTGACGAAGCGTCAACCAATGAGAAGATCAGGATCCGCAGCTTCTTGAACCAGGATCTGGTCGACGCAACGCCGTGGGCGGGCGTGGCTCCGATCTACGAAATCGTCAAGAGCGAGCAGCCGACAGATGACATCAGATTCTCCGTTGAATTCTCGCTGGTCGATGCCTTGAACCGCGACATCGTCACCCTATTTGCAACGATGGATGCCATCGACAACGCCTTGGGCGCGCCGGAGCTCGTTTATTCACCAGACTATCCCGACCTCGATCGCCTGCGCGAGATCTACTTCAACCGCATCCGCGAGAAGCTCAACTTCAAGGCCTTCTTTGAGTTCTTCCGGTGGTTCGACACCTCAATCGGTACCTTCATCGATCAACTGATTCCAAGGAAGACGCGCTTCAAAGGTACTGACTTCGTCATTGAATCACACATGCTTGAACGTCACAAGCTAGAATACCTTTCGAGCGAGATGTACCTCGGAGAGGCCGACCGACACAGGATCCGTGACGTCCTGCTGTTGCAACAGCTCGCTGGCACGATCAGGAAGTACTGATGACGACCCCTAGCTTTTTCAGTTCACAGCAGCACGACACGTCCTTCTTCGACGAAGGTCCCAAGGTCGCTGTCATCGTCCCGTCGGGGTCGTTCAGCAACACCAGCAGCATTGACACGTCGGAGATTGACGGTTACCGTCAAGGCGTCGAACTGACGCACCAGAAGCACTTTGACGCCGGCACTGTCAAGATTTGGGCCGGTGAACCCGGTCACATTCTGCGCCGCAACCGTTACGGCATGGACAAGAACTTCAGGAATGACCCGAGGTTCGAGGAACTCGACTACTTCAAGCCCGTCGACTTCTTGAAGGCACAGGACCTTGACTCACCCCTGAATTTCAACATCATCACGTTCCCGATCATCACCAGCGACAATGATCAGATCGAGAACTACACCTTTGATGGCATCATCGAGCCTTTCACCATTCGAGCCCGGGCGTCGTTCTTCAGCATCGACGTGCCGTTCGAAGCTCACGAGGTCAAGGCATCGATGATGAATGGAAACACCGACTCGACTTGGTCGTCGGACCAAATCCTGACGGTGCACCGCTACGACCTGAAGGAACAGATCGGCTTCCTGGATCAGTATGCCGACGCCGTTCCCTTCCCAAACGAAGAGGACAATGAGAGCTTGTCGGTCCTCGCGCACACCGTCGCTGTTGTTGGTTTCTTCCGTCACGACAAGCCGCCGCTGTCCCCTTTTGAAGACACACGCTTCGTGAGGAACACACAGCAAAAGTCGGTGTACGATAGCGATTTGTCGACGGCACTGAGCCTGATGACAGGGTCAACCGACAACTACGTCAGCAATGCGATCCGAAAGCGCTCTGCCATCTGTGGGTGGGATTACGATACCAATGTGGAGGTAGGTACTGACTCTCTAGCGTTCGGAGGCCAGGTCTACTAAGATGCCGACACCCAAGTCCCTGAGAGCAGCTCCGCCCCGGCGGTTTGAGAACTACATCCTGACGCGCGTCACTGCGCCAGGTACTGACCTGACGCCCATCCCGGACAGGCTGTTCGAACCAGTCGAAAGCTCAACTGTCACCAGCGACTACGCTGACGATCCGATCAGCAACCTGCAGAACATTGGCTTCGACTTCAACCTCGATGGCATTGTCTACAAGCGCTACATCTGTTCGACCAACGGTTGGATGGCACTGGCTGGACCATCAGAAACGAATCCATCGACCATTCAGTCTACGTTGATCGCCTCGGCCACCTGGGCCAATGAAGGCATCCGTGAGACCAATTCTTCGCAGAACGTACTGCTGGCTCCGTGGTTCGACGACCTTCGCAACACGACTCAGAACCTCGCTAACGTCGTCGGCAGTTCTGACAAACGCCGCCGCATCGGTGAAGGTCTAGAGACCCCTCCGATCACCTATCGTCCCATTGACTTCGGAGTTCGAACGTACTTCGATCCCCGCGGTCCACGCGGCCGCCGGCGCATCATTCGTTGGACGTCGATCTCTGACTATGCCAACGGTAGCACCGTCATCAAGTTTGAGGTCGTCTTCAACGAGAACGGCGTTATTGAATACCGATACACGCCGCGCAAGAACATCACGTTGTCGCCCACCAAGTGGGGCACCGGTGCCGACGACTTCATCGAGGACGCAACCATCGGCATCTTCATGCCGGGTACATTGCGCTTCCGCGACTTTGCTCTGGGCCTGGGCCGCAGCGAACGCCGCCAGCAGTACATCTACGGCGGTGCCGTCTATGACCCGAATTTCTTCGACACCGGCTTTGACAACTTTGCCGGACAGACCTACTCGCGGCCCTACGTCTGGCGCCTAGTGCCAGGCATCCACTGGCCCGGTCTGGACACCGCTGGCGCAGCGTTCATCTTCTCGCCGCCCGTCAACCGCCGCAAGGTGCTGCCGAGGCTGGCGATCCACGACTTTGACAATCGCCTGTCAATGCCCACCGTCGCGCGCACTGGCGACACCCGTCGCGGTAACAATCAGGTCATCTTTGACGACCGCCGTTCCGCACCCTTCACCGCTGTCACTGTCGTCAGCGGCGTCGCCGTCTCAGGCAGCGTCGTCAACTATCCCACCACACTGCAGCGTTTCTTTGGTGACTCTGAACCATCGTGCGTCGACAGGCAAAACCTGTTTGCGGGCGACTTCCTGATCACGGCCAGCGTCGTCAAGTCGGCGATCGATCCATTCATTGGTTCAGCAAACGACGGCCTCACCACGCCGTTCTTTGAGTCCAGCCGCTACGAAATTCGTGCTGACGGAACGACGACGTCGTTCGAGAGCGGGTCCAGCATTTCACAGCTGGGTGATGGCCTATCACAGCACATCAAGTCCAAGACGCAGATCAAGCTATCACTGCCGATCAGCTACCAGACAACGATGTTCGGCGTTTCGTCGAGCATGTACTACTACAATCGTCGAATTCAGGCCTGGCAGGTGCCAGGCAACTCAACGAGCCCGTCGAACGGTTCAAATCAGCAGAGCCGTAGTGACATCACCACGTTGACCGCCGACAGCCAGAACCGCCGCATCCTGGAGGACGCGAAGGGATTCGGTCCCATCGGCAACGCCGTCATGTCAGGAAGCCACACCCGTACGGGTCCTGGCGACCAGTCTGACGCTAGCATTGGCGCGCCCTTCAGTACGGCCAACGTCACCGACGCTGTCAGCAAGTTCTACGCAAAGTCAGTTCAGGCCAACTCTGACTACCGTGCCACCGGTGATGAGATCTTCCAACTGCCCATCAGTCATCCCTTCTTGATTGAGAAGGCGGTCATCGAGATTCCCATCATGTTGGGCCCGGGCTGGTTCAACGACAAGACGACATGCTTCGTGCCACTAGAGGCATCACCCGGTGCCTTCGACTTCGCCGGCCCAGGCATGACGGTGGCACTCTACAATCAGACCGTCTTTGGTGGCAACTCACGCCGCGACCTCATTCTGACCGGAACCATCACCCACCAGCAGGACAACTATGCTGAATTGGTGGTGTCGAACTTCCCCAGCATTGACACCACGTACCAGATCAGGCCGCGTGGCTTCCCGGCCTTCGGAGCAGCCCCCAGTGTCGTCGTCGCTCCCACGACTGTCAATGGCACTTCCCAGTTCACGGGTTCAGTAGCCGTCAAGTGCGAAGCACAGGTGTCGAACGGCGTCATCGTCCGCCTCGAGTTTGCGATGACGGGTGCCACTGCCAACAATCGATCGGGCGTGCTTGACGTGTTCAACACGCCCGAGATCGCGTTGGGCAACCAGGTCACCACCAATTACGCGCAGAGCTCCTACATCGCCTACGTCAACAACTTCGGTCGCGGCGCCACTGGCTTTGACCCATCGGGTCGTTCAGCCTTTGGCAAGGAATTCGCAACGTCGCAGCTGATCAACGTCAAAGGCAAGATTCCCAACCCGTTCTACCTGTCGCAGTCCAACGGTGGTCTCACCTTCAACAACCTGACGACGTTGCCAGGTCAATACCTGCCCGCTGTCACCGGTGGGACCAACTACAAGTTCGAAGCAGCGGTACCCCTCGAAAACTACTTGCCGGCGCCGTACTTGGTGACGCCGAACGACACCCTGGTGTTGGCAATCTCCAAGATGAGGCCGTTCTTCTACGGCACACTGGCGACGACGCCGTTCACCTCGGGCAACATTGTCCACGACGTCAACCTCATCACCGGCACCATCAACATCACGCTGTACGGCAGCCTACTGCGCGAGGGCAAGGAGTTTCACGACACCCTCAACCAGCCATTGGCATCGAACGCCGTCCACGAGATCGTCGCGGGCAATGAGCCCATCATCGACCAGTTCGAGGCCGATTATCGCGACCTCTACGTGTCAGGCACCTACGACAACGTCGTCGCCGGCAACATGATCAGCAAGATCGTGCGTCCCGACGGCCGCATCATCTTCGTCACCGGCAGCGTCGTCGGTTCGCCTGTTGCGACCTCAATCCTCAGCCGTGGCACCCGTGGCAAGATCTACGGCAACAACAACGCACGTGATGCCGGCATTCCGGGCACCACAGACATCGACTTCACTACGTCGAAGGCCTTCCGACAGCAACCGTACAGCGAAAAGGCTGGTACCGTCCGCGTAGCTCAACACATCGACAACACGGAGCGTTTCTGGGACTCGCTGATGCCCGCAGTCAACCAGTGCTTCTTGGCCGACGGCGCAGGCATCTTCCTGCTGCGTCGCCAGGGTGACTCAGCGTCAGCGTGGTACGGCAACTACATCGGCGATGCTCAGAAGGTTGACCAGCGCATCGGCTTCCTCTGGTTCGACTACCAGGCCCCTGTCTGGTTCCCAACGTGGGGTGCGCTGCTCGACGGCGTGTGGACCTGGTCATTCCCGTTTGAGCCTCGCTATTCGACGATCCCGCGCCAGCAGTTCATCGAGCGGTCGTTCCTCG